GAAATTGGCAGAGAGAAAAATGTATCTACTGGAAATTCCGAAAATAAAAACAAAAACTATACGGAAACCAAAACGGGTTCCACCGGACAAACGGGAACACCTAAAAAATCCGATGAGAAACAATATAAAATAAATGAAAAGATTAAATTCTTAAAACCAAGAAGTGGAGATACCATTATAAGTGGTAGAGTTGGTAATACAATTAGATTTAGTGAATTCTTTTTAACGGAAGATGGTAAAACATCATCACCTGGTATTTTTATAAGAAATAAGCAAAATCCACAACTTGATAATTCAAAAATAGGAACAACGATAGATGAGGATATCAATAATGATGGCACATCTATATATTTTACATCTAATAAAGTAAAAGTACCATTTAAAGAAAACATAAATAAAACAAAAGTAGCTTTCAAAGAATATCCTAATTCAGAAAAACTAACAGGTAATCAATTATTCTTAAATTCGGATAGAGTAATCCTTTCTGCAAAAGCATCGGAGTTTATTATATTTGGAAAAGGAAATACTGGTGTAATAACCGATGGTAATTATTCAATAGACGCTGAAAAGGAAATATATCTGCACAATAAAAAGAATATAACAATTCATTCCGAAGGTGCTAATCAGATATTTTTTAATTCGGAAAATGGTAAAATATTTTTAGGCAAGAATACTGGCGCAGGTGATGCCGGAGCAGATGTTCAAAAAATGGTATTAGGTGGCGAGTTGATAAAACTAATGGGAGAGTTAATCGATGCGATAAACAGACAAATATATGCAACACCCGTAGGCCCTACATTCTCCGGCCCCTCCAATAGATTTGAGTTTGATGTAATTAAGTCCAAATTAAGGGATATGTTATCATCTAATAATTTCTTAAGTAAGTAATATGTCTTGGTTAATATTTAAAAAGAATATTTTAGAATCAATGATAACCGGCCGATTTGCGTCGGATACTGAAGGGTTTGCAGATTTCTATGCCAACGAATATGACCAATGTATAAAAAGAGGTGGTGACAATATATACGGAGTTCCTGTTATTAATGGAAATGTAAAAGGTATGTCTGATGTTATCAAAAATGCAATGAAAAAAGGACAAGAAAGTGATGGTGAGAATTTTAATATATTAGAAGAAATTTATCCTGCAGCATTTGATACATATTGGTTGGGGAGTGAAATGGCACCTATACCAAATCCTTTATTAAAACCATTGGGGTGGCCATCTACTTTACCTGCACCCGGTACAATTCAAAATCTGGGACCGAATCCTACATCACTTGCAATATCCGCTGCTAAAAATAAAGCAGAAGTAGAAGCATTGAAATTGTTAGAGGATGAACTTAAAAAACAATCCGTTACTATTCCGGGTGTTCCACCACTACCACCGATTACAATTCCGATATATGAAACTGCTTTAAAGATAATAAACAAAGAAGTGGTTGCACCGGATATTAAAAATAATCCAATAGTTAAAAGTGCAATTGAAATAATTAAAAAATTAAAAGAAGCTAAAAAGAAAAAACCCGCAATTGGGAGTCAAATCAAAAAGGCTATAAAGTTTCCGTTCCCAAAATTACCAAGTAAAAAGAAATTAGTAGAGGAAGCTAAAGAGAAATTGATAGAACAGGCAATTGAAGAAATAAAAAAACAAATAATACCACCCATTGAAGAACAGATATTACAACCATTTATTGTTCCAATAGTCGCTGCAATTGAACTTGCAAAAAACATTATTCCAAAACCATTACCTACAAAAGAACAGGTTGTAAAGTATGTTAAAGATACTGCAGAAGGTTTGATTCCTGAAATAGATTTATCTTTGTATATTTCTATTCCAAAAATTCCAAATATAAAGGAAATTAAAAAACAAATAGAGGAAAAAATACCAACCGAAGAAGAATTGAGAGATTTGGCAGAACAAATTATATTAGATAGATTACCAAATATACCTAATATATGGTTTACATTACCAAGTTATGTTTTTACATACCCAACAAATGTTTTTATAGACCCATTTATCAATTTAGCTAAGTTTCATTTAATGGGAACATCTGGTAATATGTCAGTATTGGCACAATATACACCACCTGCTCCACCCGCACCTGCAATATTAAATTGGACAGGTTATAAAGTTATTGGATAAATTATTAAATCAAATATTTATTACTAAAACATATACAAAAGAATCACTATGAAATCAGAAATTTTATTAACTTTAATTAAAGAAGTTGTTAAAAACGAAGTTAAACAACAAGTCAAAGAAGAATTGGCAAAATTGATTAAATCTGGTGCAGTTACATTGAACTCACAAAAGAAATCACCTACTCCGTCATTAAGAGAGATGACAGAAGTTACTCCTACACCGGTTAAAAAACAACAACCGGTTCAACAATCACAAAGACCACAAAAAGAATTTTCAAAAGACCCAATGATAAATGAGATTTTGAATATGACTCAACCATTTACATCTGCACAAAGAGTAGAAGGTGGACAAGGTGGAGGAAGTGTATTAGATATGATTAAACCAAGTATGCAAATGGATGAAGATTGGAACACAATGGATTTTAGAGAAGCCGGTATTCCACAAAACATTCCACAACAATTGGAATCAACAGGAGATGCATTACAAGATGCAACTATGAAAGCATTGACAAGAGATTATTCGGAATTAGTAAAGAGATTTAAATAATGGCAATAGAGTTAGGTAGAATTAATGTAAATGATTTAGCGGAAAATAATTATAAATCATTAGGAATTGGTTTCGGTAGGAAATCCAATTCTAATGGTATATTTGCCGTTAATTACACTACTCTAACACAGGCAAAAGATAATTTGATTAATTTAATATTAACCAAAAAAGGTGAAAGAGAAATGCAACCTGAATTTGGGTGTGATATTCATAATTTAATCTTTGAACAAATTGTAGAAGAATCTATTGCAACTGATATTGAAAATTCTATATTAGATGCAGTAAACATTTGGTTACCTTATATAAATGTAGATAATATAATATTTGATTATGATGATAATGATATTGATACCAATAGTATTAAGTTAGAATTACAATTATCATTAAAATCAAATCCATCATTGACTGAAACACTAAATGTTAGTATAAATAATTAATAAATGGCTATTAAACCTGTTAAAAAAAGTTGGGGGAGTGAAAAAAATATAAATTATTTAGGTAAAGATTTTAATACTTTAAAAGAAAACCTAATTGATTATACCAAAACATATTTTCCAAACACATATTCCGATTTTAATGAATCATCACCTGGTATGGTGTTTTTGGAACAAGCTGCCGTTATAGGAGATATTTTATCTTTCTATCAAGATGTACAATTAAAAGAATCAATGTTGGCAAATGCAACGGAGAGAAAAAATGTTGTTGCATTAGCACAAACGATGGGATATAAACCAAAAACATCGTCACCCGCAGTAACGACATTGACTGTATATCAATTGATTCCATCCAAAAACTCAGGTTCAACGGTTATACAAGACGAAAGTTATTGTTTAAGAATTAAAGATGGTATGGAAATTGCATCTACGACTAATTCAAATATAGTATTTAGAACTGTAGATTCTTTAGATTTTTCAAATACAAATGATAGAGAAATTGATGTGTTTGAAAGAGATGTAACTGGTAATCCAACATTTTATTTATTAACAAAAAGAATTAAAGCGATATCTGCACAAGAAGTAACCACTACTAAAACATTCGGTGACTCAACCGATTATCCTACTACTACATTAAATGATACAAATATAATTGGTATAACATCCGTTGCAGATGAAAATAATTTAAAATATTATGAGGTTCCGTATTTGGCACAAGAAAGTATATTTGTTGAAAAACCAAATACCGAAGCAAATAGTGAATTGTATTTATCATCCTCTACCGTACCTTATATTTTAGAAGTACAAAAAGTACCCCGTAGATTCTCAGTTAAAGTAAATTCCGATAACACATTGGATTTGGAATTTGGCAGTGGTGATGTAACATTAAATGACGAAATAATATTACCCAATCCAAAAAATGTAGGATTAGGATTAGCAAATTCAGTTAATAGATTGAATCAAGGAATAGACCCGTCAAATTTCTTAAAAACAAATACATTTGGAATTGCACCAGTAAATAAAACACTAACTATAAAATACTTAGTAGGTGGTGGAGTGGAATCTAATATAAATACGGGTGACCTAACTAGTATTTCTAAAATAGAATATGACGAAGATTTATTAGCAGTTGCAAATGAAACTTTATATAATTCTATGAAACAATCCATTGCGGTTGAGAACTTAGAACCTGCAACGGGTGGTAGAGGTGTGGAAACGATAGAAGAAATTAGACAAAATGCATTAGCAACATTTGGTTCTCAAAACAGAGCAGTTACGAAAGAGGATTATATAGTAAGAGCATTATCAATGCCTGAAAGATATGGTAGTGTAACTAAAGCATATGTAAGTGCTGATGGGGAAATTGACAACAATAGTCCTTCATCTATTTTAGCTAATCCTAAAAACATAGCTGAGTTTGTAAATTTAGTAGATAGTCTTAAAGATAGTAGTAGAGAAAATATTCAAAAAGAATTAGTAAAATATCTTACTCAAAAGAAAACATCAATTTCGGAAGTAAACAATCCATTTGCAATCAATCTATACATCTTAGGATATGACTCTAATAAAAAATTAACAAACTTAAATAGAGCCGTTAAAGAAAATTTAAAAACTTACATCTCCGAATATAGAATGTTAACTGATGGTGTTAATATCATAGATGGTTTTATTATAAACATAGGAGTAGATTTTGAAATAATTTGTTATTCAAACTATAACAAAAGAGAAGTATTAACCAATTGTTTAACGCAATTGCAAGAATATTTTAATATAGATAATTGGACATTTAATAAACCAATTAACATTTCTGAAATAGAATTAATACTTGCAAATGTAGATGGTGTAATGAGTGTGCCATCCGTAAAGATTTCAAACTTATGTGGTGGAGATGGAAATTATTCACCTAATAGATATAATGTAGATGAAGCAACTAAAGGTAAGATTGTCTATCCTTCTTTAGACCCATCTATATTTGAAATTAAATATCCAACAAAAGACATAAAAGGGAGGGCTTTATAATGCATAAATTTTTTACATCGTCATTTGACGCAAGTATATATCTTCAACAACCTGAACAAAATGCAGGTAGAGATGAGATATTAGAAGTAGGTAAACTTTATTATGGTTCTTCAAAAGATATTACTAGAACTTTAATTAAATTCGACACAGGTTCAATAAAGTCGGAAATAACATCAATAGGAACAGGTAGTTGGCAAACATATTTAGTATTGCGTTCTGCTAACTCACAAGAAATTCCTTTAGAGTATTCAATTTATGCAAACGCAGTTTCTCAAAGTTGGACAATGGGAACCGGTACTAAATTTGATAATGTAACATCGGATGGTGTAAGTTGGAAATATAGAGATGGAATAAATACATGGCAAGATAATGTAACGGCGGGTACGGCAGTATTTACAGCAGGAACAACAGGTTCAGCTAATGCAGAAGGAGGAACTTGGTTTATTACGGGTTCAGCAACACAATCGTTTAGTAATGAACCAGATGATATTAGAATGAATGTGACCAACATAATGCATCAATGGATTAGTGGTTCTTTAAAGAATAATGGATTTATAGTTAGACATAGTATTGATGTAGAAAATGATAGTTTAGATTATGGTTTATTAAAGTTCTTTTCAAAGGAAACGAATACAATATATGAACCTAAATTAGAATTAGTTTGGGATGATAGTTCTTTTGTAACTGGAAGTTTAACACCCGTTACAGGTTCGGCAGAGGATGGTTATAAAGTAGTAGTTACAAATCTTAAAAAAGAATATCCTTCAAACTCTAAGATAAAAATAAGAGTTAAAGGTAGAGACGCATATCCTTCTAAATCATTTGGTACTACATTTCAATACGACCAATCAAAATATTTACCATCAGGTTCAGCATACTATCAAATAGAAGATTACATAACAAATGAAATAATTGTTCCGTTTGGAGATTATTCTAAATTGAGTTGTGATAGTACATCAAATTATTTTAACTTAGATACATCGACATATCCGATTAATAGAATATACCGATTAAAACTAAAAATAGTTGAAAGTGGTATATCTACTATTATAGATGATAAATTAATATTTGAAATAGTTTAAAATGGCATTGACAACTTTAGAAACAATTTCTGAAAAAATAGCAGTCCAAAGACAGAATGACTTAGAAAGTATTTTAAGTGTGTCGGGTTCTGCTGCCATTTCAAGAAACGAATATGGGATAAATGTTGTTGATTCTAATAATCTTGCATCTTCATTAGTATTTAAAGGTTTAACAAAAGATAAATACGACAATGAGGAATTGATAAAGGCGGTTGATGTTGAAGTTAAAGAATTATTGCCAAATATACCAAATACAAACTTAGATTTAGTACCGAGACCAATATATAATGAAAAGGTTGTAGAAAATGAAGATTTAAGAAAAAAAGTTAGAATATTAAATGAAAATATAGTAACTCTTAATTCTAGAATATCTACATTAGAATCGCAAGTTCAAACTGAAATAAATAATAGATTAAGTATTGAACAAACCAACGATTTATTAGTTAATCAAATTGAAACTTTAAATGCAACGATTGAAGATTTTGCTAGTCAGATTTCAACATCACTACAAAAGTCGGTTGATGAAAGTATTTTGAGAGCATCCCTACAATCACAAAAAACAGGATTTAAAGCACAGATTGAGGCATTGATTCAACAAATAAATTCTCTAAACGCAATCATTGAAGGTTTACAAGCTCAATTAGGTGCAGTAAGACAACAAAAAGATTTAGAGCAAACTGCACAAAGTCAAGGTGGTGCTATTATCAATAAAATAGTAACTGCAAACTTCTCACCAAAAGGTTCAGCAAACGACGCAGTATTAGGTTATAAAATTAAGAATGCAAGAGATAGAGTAAAAGAATGGGTATTTGGTAAAAATTTAAAATTAGTAAATAATGATTTAGAACCTGTAACTGTTACTTTAACTACAAAATTCAGAACGGAAACCCTTACAACTGTTTTTAATGCTTATGTGAGGGAACAAGCTTGGTTTAAAGCTCCAAAAGAATCATTTAAAATAAGTGCAGGCTCAACAGAAGAAATAACTTTTATAGAAACTCCTGAAAAGGTTTTAGTTGATAAAAGAGGCAATACCGAATTCTTTGATGGTGTACTTAATATAAAGGTGACCAGAGCAGATGGTACTTCGGATTCAAAAGATTTTAAAACTCGATTGAAGATTGCACATCCTAAATCGTATGAAGGTTTTTAAATTTAAATAGATTATGAGTATTACAAAATATACAAATATTGATTCAATCAATAATAACTCAACAAACGAAGGAAAGTTTATTGATGATAAAGATTTATTCATATTATCTAAGAACGAAATAGAAAAAGCTGATTTCGGTAATAGTAGATATGATGTTATGGAGGTATCGGTTTATGATATTAACAATAATCTATTACCACATAAGTCGGGAAATAATGTTGCATATATTAAGAAGGGTGACATTCAAAAATATCTTTATAATATTACAAATAAACAAGGTCAAAAAGAACTTGCAATCAATGTTGAAAAATTATTAAATGAGTTAGGATTTAAAAATGGAATTCTTAAAGTTAATATAAACTTTGTAAAACAAAAAGTTGGTAGTGAAAACGAATTGACAAAAGTTTGGATACAAGAAGTTTCACCATCTAGAAATGAGATAAGAATCTTACCTTTAAAAACTAAAGATTCTAATATCAATTCAATAACTAATAGACAATTTAAAAATCTTAAAAGCTTAAATAAAGATTTTTTATATTATAAAACTTCTATATTAGATTCTTTAAATGCATATGAAAATTCTTTTTTAACCAAAATAGATTCATATTTAGAAAGTAAATTTGGTAATAATTTTTTTGCAATTTTAAGAAAAGACTTTGGATTAACTAAATTTGACAATTTTAGAACAAAAATATTTGAAGATTTTAAATTATCTGTTGGATATTATTTAACTAACAAATATTATAATATTGGTGAATCTACTTTTGGAAAACCATCTGAAACTAGGTTTGATGATTTTGAAGTATATGATTATAATGTGATGTTAGTTGAAATTCAAAAAATTTTAAATAATTGTATTGACAATAATTCCAAAGTATTGAAAAGAAGAGGTATTGAAGTAAAACAATTACCAAAAGAATTTGCAATTACAGAATTAAAAAAACAAATACAAAATAATTTAGAATCATTTTCAACATTCACAGAAACCAAAGTAAATGTTTATTCACCAACAGGTTCAGTTGCGGTATTTGATGATTCTAATTTAGGAATATCATACCCTGTTAAAGGTGTATTACTTTCAACATTATGTAAAGGATTTGACCAATATGGAAAATATGCAGATGGAAGTGGTGGTTCATATGAATCATTGATTGCATCAAATTCACCTACATGTGGATATGTTGCACCGGGTGGTGGAAGTGGAAATGGTGGTGGAGGTGGTGGTGATTTCATTGAAAGAAATTTGGGTGGTGGTTTTGGTAAAGAAGTAATTTATGATGATGATTCAGAAAGACGAGAAAACATAAAGTAAAAATATTTATAAAAAACAATAAATGATTGAAAGTACGGAAGATATAGGATTGGAGTATGGTGGTATAAATACCGGAGGTGAGGTTGGATTTACTCCACTTGCACCTGGTGGTACTCCGGTTGATGAACCACTGACTGCAGACTATTTGGTTAATTATGAAATTGTATTTGTATCGAATTTCCAAAATGAAATCGGTGATTTATTAAAATTAAAATATCAAATAGTTTCTGCCGATAGTGTGATATCTACCGATACTATAAGCTTGGCCGATTATAATACGGATGCTAAAAATGTATTAAAATCCAATCTTACAAATTCAACTTTACAACTTTATGTAGAAGGAGCACTTCCGAACAATTACAAAATTTTAAAAATATTTTATGCAAATAGACAAGTTGCAGAAAAAAATTCAAAAGATGTTTCGAAGTGGACAGTTGGTGATAAATTTATATCAATACCAGCTACCGAATTATTAACAGGTGGATTCGCAGTATCGGTTGTAATGGAAAAAAGAATATTATCTGAACAACCAATCGTATCTATTACAAGTACAAAATACGACTATAATGTAAAAGATTCCGATTTAGATACAATAGTTAATATACCATTTAATTCATCTAATACTGATTTTGTTGATTTTTATTTAAACTCAAATAATAAAATAAGAGTTCCCTCAACCGATGGGTTAATTAACTTATCATTTAAAAAAGATTTTGCAGGGATATATGGTAGTAAAAAACTAATAGTTGTTCCATATAGTGATGCATATGGTACGGGAAATAAAACAGATATTATTGTTAATTTTAATAGTGTAAATGATTTTCCATCAATTACTCAAATTATATTTCCCAATAATATAGATGTTCCTTCATTTTCGGATTTTAATTTAGAATATGATGTAGAATGGAATTCATTTGCAGTTTCTTCGGTTGATATTGATTTAATTGCGAAGGACAAAAGTAGAATTCCATTATTTAAGTCATTACCTGCAAATAGTAAAATTAAAATAAATTTAAAAGATTTAACTAACAAATTTTCAAATTGGGCAGGAAGTGACAATGTAACCCTATTATTAAAACCATATAATAGAAGTGGTGCAGTTGAATTGGTTGGAAATGAATATGAAATAAAAACATCGTTATTATTATCAAGTATAAGATTGGATGAAGATATACTTAAAAAGACTTTATTTGATGCATTTGTTGAAAATGTAAAATTCACAGAACCAGAAAAAGAAAGTAAATATTTAACACATCTTGCAAACTTTGGTAATGATGAACAAATAATAGTTTCATCATGGGAAGAGGATAATTTTACATTATCCGATAAAGGAGAAGATAATTTAGGAAATACAATTGTTACCAAAGAAGTGGAGTCTTTGATATTGAAATTGTACTCACCACTTCCTGCAAACATAACGGAAAATTCAACACTTTGGATTACTAAGTTATTAACTAACCCGTTAATTGAAACGGTTGTTTTATCGGAACAATCCGATTTAATATGTCCACCATTAAAAGGCCCAAATTTCAATATAGATATAGACTTTACAAAAGGTAAATCTACCAATTATGAGTCATTGGATGAATTAATATTAAACGCATCAGTTTCATCATCTAGTGGATTGGTTTCACAATATTTAAGTTCATCTTTGGTAAATACCGATGGTTTAAACATTGAATACTACATTAGTGGTTCCGATAATTATGAGTGGTCGAACTTTGTACATTTTAGCTCTGCAAAAGAAAGAGTTGACAATTTTGTATATAAAGTACAATTGATTGAGGGATATGAAAGTTTAATATTAAGTTCATCTACCGATGCTGCCAATTTTAGTGCGTCTATTGGGTTACCATCGTCATACACATCATCAATATCATCCATTCAAGATGTTGAGAGAAATACAATAAAAAAAGAAAAAATTATACAAGGTTTTGACGGGTTTGATATGTTCTTATATGAATCATCATCTATGTCCTGGCCGTATTTGGGTAATGATAGACGACTAAGTACAAATGCAAATGTAACACAATGGTATAATAATATAATATCTTTAGCTACCGACTTTGATTTGGAAAACAAAGATAATATAATAAACAATATACCACAACATATTGTAAATAATACAGAAAACCAAGATATTTTATTATTTTTATCAATGATAGGGCATCACTTTGATAATATATACTTTCACACAAAGGCAATAGAAAGAAGTAGAGGATTGGGGTATAAATCAAAAAATGTATCCGATAAGTTATTATTCGACATATTAAAATCGTTTAATTGGGATGCTAAAAACTTAGCAGCAGATTCACAACTTTGGAATTATGTTTTTGGTATGGATTCTAATGGAAATATAAAAGAAACCAATCCTGCAAAACAAAGAACATACGAAGTTTGGAGAAGAATTGCAAATAATATACCATATTTGTTAAAACACAAAGGTACTAGGAGAGGTGTTTATGCATTATTAGCATGTTATGGAGTCCCTGCATCAAATCTTTCAATTTTAGAGTTTGGAGGTCCTGAGGTGACAACTACAAGTAAAAGTAAATTTGAATTTGAAAACATAACTACCGCATTAAAAATGGTTAGTGGTTCTAAAGTTCAAATGGAATGGAAAGATACTGAAAAGGGTAGAAAACCAAATACAATAGAATTATTTGTTAAACCATCAACTAATTCAAATTATACTTTAATAAGTGGTAGTGGTTGGAATGTTTCATTAACTGCATCTTTATCCGATGAAAGATTTGGACAAGTTGTGTTTAATTATAGTGGTTCAAATTCAATCACATCATCATTATTACCAATATTCAATGATAACTTCTTTGGTATTTCTGTAAGTAGTGGTTCTACTGGTTTAAAATTAGATATCAGACAATCCGAAAAGGAAAGAACAATATTCCAAGAATCAATAACATCATCTGCAGCAACACTATGGAACAATGGTTCTACATTACAAGTGGGTGGAAATTATATTGGTAGTGTGGACGAATTCCGTTTGTGGTCTGCGGTTTTAGATAGTGAAAGATTCTACGAACACGTTTCGTTTCCAGAAATGATAAATGGTAACCACACATCATCTTCAACGGATGATTTGTATTTCCGTTTAGATTTTGAATATCCTAAAAATTTGGCAACATATACAACTTTGCCAAATGTCGATACAAATATGTATTTTGAAAGTGGATTAACTAGAAATGATTATGAAACAGGAACAACATCTTCATTATATTCAATGAATATACAACCATTATTATCAGCTTCGGTTAGTGGATTCACATCGATATCATCATATCCATATCAATTCGAAGCAATAGACAGAACTGTTGTATTAGAAATTCCAGATGCAGGTTCTACAAGATACTCTACAAATAAAGTAAGATTTGAATCGCAAGAATTAGTAGCCGATTTATCTTATAAAAGTAGAGCAACTAAAAAATCATTTGACCAATCACCTACTGATTCTAATAGAGTTGGTTTATTTTTCTCTCCTACAAAAGAGTTGAATATTGATATTGCAAAGTCATTGGGTGGATTAAATTTGGATAACTACATTGGTGACCCAGCGGATGAATATAAATCAAATTATAATAGATTAGACGAATTAAGACATTATTATTTCCAAAGATTTGATAATAGAGACATTTATGCATATATCAACTTAATCAAAGTATATGAGAAATCTATGTTTGAAGATATTAAGAAGATGTTGCCTGCTAGAGTTAAAGCTACAACTGGTCTTTTAATTGAACCACACATTTTGGAAAGAAGCAAAATTGCAAGAAAAAGACCAATAGGTGATGATTATCAAAAAGAAGTGACAATACATTATGAAGACACTACTATAATGACTTCCGAAAATAATCAATATGATGCATTAGTAAATGCGGATTTATCCGAAAATGTAAATGCGGAAAATAATCAATACGATAGTTTAATTGATGCAAATCTTTCTGAAAATTTAATTGCCGATTCATATCAATATGATAGTTTAATTGACAACAACGATACTACTATTACAAACGCAGAATCATATCAACAAGAGGTAATAATAGATGCAGGATTACAGGAACCGACCATTACAACGGAAATTAATTTAGGTATAGAAACATATGGACAAACTGCATATGAAACTATTGGATTTGGTATTTATGCACAAGGTGGCAATGCAATTAGAACTTATTTTGACAAAGATAATAGGAGAGTAAAAGAAAGAATTAGAGTTCAATTAATTACCGAAGAAAAAGAAAGAATTGTTACAAAATTTGCAATAACGGCTTCTGCAACTGGTTTGGGAGACCCACGTGGTGGTTATATTTCCGATATTCAAACTTATACTGAAACTAAATTGAATATACAACAATTCAGCGGTTCAGTAATTCCTACAGTTAAAAATAATATAATCGCAGTAGTACCTGTGGATGGATATTTACGAACACATTATAGAAATACATCGGATTTGACAAGAGGATTGGAAAATTCTTTCTTTAGAGGTTCAAAAAATACTGCAGCAACTACATTGGATGGAACACCTCCTGTTGAAACATTTGTATCTAATCCAAATACATTAACAGTAAACAGAACAGGTAGAAATACTTCTGAACCAATTTTGGAAGTAGAATAAACGGATTTTTAAAATAATTATATTTATAAACAAAGATAATATTATACTATGGGATATTTAAGTAACACAGAATTAACCGTCGATGCAATTCTTACCAAAAAAGGTAGAGAAAAATTAGCAGCAGG